ATGAAAACCAAGATCACCAGTCGAACCCTTTCCATACTGACCGCCAAAGATAAGCCCTACCGCATCCATGACACCGCCCAGCCAGGTCTATCGATTCGCGTGCTGCCCAGCGGACATGCCAGCTACATGGTGAGTTGGGGAAGAAACCAAGCCGCGACCCTCGGGCGTGTCGGAGTCATGACGCTGGAGCAAGCCAGACGGGAAGCAGCACAATACCTAGCTGAAGCACATGAGCACGGAGACCCCCTGGCAGTGACCCTGGGGCGGCGGTCCGCAAACTCCCTAACCCTCCGCGACTTCATTGACGACCATTACTCGCCCTGGATGGCCACCAACCTCAAGAGCGCCGACAAGACCCTGAACCTGCTCAATGTCGGCTTCGCCTCCATCATGGGCAAGCGTTTAAACGAGATCAGCCAGCGCGACCTTGAATCGCAGCGCATGGCCTGGCTGAAGGCCGGGAACACCGACAGCACGGCGAATAGGAAGATGGCTTCGATGCGTGGGGCCCTGTCCAGGGCCATCGAGTGGGGCTTTCTGACCGAGCACCCAATGACGCGCCTCAAGCAGCTCAAGACTGACCGCAAAGGCCGCATTCGTTACCTGCTGCCCGACGAAGAGGCCCGCTTACGTCAGGCCCTGGACGACCGCCAGGAAACAATCCGGGCCGAGCGCGACAGTGCAAACAAGTGGCGGGAAGAGCGCCACAAAGCACTTCTACCCGACTTAAAGGGGGTCGCGTTTCCCGACCACCTCAAGCCCTTAGTGCTGTTATCGCTGAATACCGGGATGCGCCGAGGTGAAGTGTTTAACCTGACCTGGGAGGACATTGACCTGAAGAACAAGCTAATAACCGTCGAGGGCGATACTTCGAAGTCAGGACAAACCCGACATATCCCGATGAATAAGGAAACGGTAACGACCATTGAGGGGTGGAGAAAGCAACATCCCCGCAATTCCGGGTATGTATTTCCCGGCAAAGACGGCAAGCGAATGGATAACGTAAAGAAGTCTTGGGATGGGCTTTTGAAGCTGGCGCGAATTGAGAGCTTTCGGTGGCATGACTTGCGACATACCTTCGCGTCGAAGCTGGTGATGGCTGGCGTTCCCCTGAACACCGTTCGCGACCTGCTAGGCCACTCAGACCTAGCAATGACGCTGCGTTACGCCCACCTAGCGCCAGATAGCAAGGCGGCGGCAGTGGAACTGCTCTAATCGAAGAAGGTCGAGTAGTCTATGGTAAGCCCATCTTCATGCTTGTTAGGCAAAACCGAAGAGCCATACCGCTCTTGAATTTCCTTTAGCGTAGGTGGTGGCGCTGGATTTCCCTCTGCCATACGTTCCGCCCTTTCTTCAATCAAAGGCCAAGCCGTTTCAATTAAGGCCGGCACAACCTCAATAAACATTAGTGCACCATCCTTATTAAATTTCGCCCCATCGCATAGCGGCTTAGACTTCAACAATATCGAAATCTTGCACTGCTCTGAATAGTTCAGGAGCCCAGGGGACACCGCAAGCATATTCAATAGCCTATGCCACTCTTGCGGACTCCAGAGGGCATTAACCACGGATGAAAGAGGATATTGCTCTAGCGGTCTTCCAGCGATCCTAATCCGCGTTTCATGTGCAAGCAGGCCTATTCCTTCTTCGAGGGTCTTCGCAATAGATTTGTTTGAAATCCTTGATAACAGTTCAAGAACATACCTCTCTTTTGGCTCCAGCCGAGTAGTGAACGTCTCGGTTTTCTTCCTCACTCCAGTTTTCTTTGCCATCACGGACCACCTATCGAACGAGATACTAGAGGCAGCATCGTATCCCATACAGTGAGAAAGAACCATCATTACATCAAATGTTGTCATTTAGGTTTGCGTCCAGTAGGATTTGGATACCTGGCACTCCCAACCCCGCCAGGATGGAGAAACCAATGACCCAAGCAGCACCCCTGGCCCCTCTGGCCGTATCCCCCGAAGACGCAGGCCGCATGAGCGGACACGCCCGTAGCGCGATTTACGAAGCACTGGCGAGCGGCCAACTGCCCTCGTTCAAGTCTGGTCGTCGCCGCCTGATCCTTGTCACTGAGCTGAACGCATGGCTGCACCGCCTGGCCAAGGAGAACGCCCGATGAGTACCCGCCCCCTGGATCAGATCGCCGACGACGCGGTGGAAGCTGTGTGCTATGGCCGGGAGCACGCTCAATGGCTCGCAGCCCTCGCCATCGCTACCCGGCTTGACCTGAAGTACAACGAGGGCCGCGCGGCGATGGAGCTGGCAGGGCTGGCGCATTACCTGAGCTGCGACTGCCACAACTACCTCGACGCCGAGGCCGAGCGCCTGCGCAAAGAGATCAACGGAACGGAGACGATGCAATGACCGCGGAAGGCAAGGCCATCGAGGCCAAAGCGCGCTGTATCGCACAGAAGCACGGCTATTTCGCCATCAAGTCCACGAAGCGCACGCTGTCCGCAGAGAACGGCGGTGGCTTCATGCTGGTCCAGGCGGCCACCAATCGCATCGAGGCCGGGGAGCGCTTCGACATGAGCGCTGAACAGGTCATCACATTCTTCGGGGAGGGCCAGGCATGAGCATTCAATGGCGCGTCGTCGAAGGCCCCGCAGACCTGATGCGTTCTGCGGGGTACGCCCTGGGCGTGATCAGCCAATTGCTGCACGAGAACGCCGTTCGCAGAGCCTTGGAGGGCGACATGGAGTTCCTAAACGACTACACGTCTGGCGGTCTGCTCGAAGCTGTCGGCCTGATCGCACGGCATCTGGAGTTCGAGGGCGAGGGCCTGGGCGAGATGGTGGAGCGAGAAAGGGAGAAAGAGAAAACCCTTGCCGAGCGGGCACTCGACAAGGGCGATGACTTGGGAAGGAAAAGTCGGAGCCAGTGTGGCAGAGCCGGAAACGACTGACAACCCTCTGACCGCATGCTGGGAGGTTTCCTCCAATAGAGGAAACCTCTCGGCCCTGCCTGTGAGACGCTGATGGCAACCCGTAAGACCAAAGGAAAAACCAAGGCCAAAGCCCCGCCGTTTGCCATGATGCCGAAGGCCATGATTCAGTCTCGTGGCTATCGCTCCCTGAGCTTTGTTGCGCGTGGAGTGCTGGTGGAACTGCTGGCGCAGTACAACGGAGATAACAACGGCGATCTGTCGGCCACCCGCACCATGGCGGAAGAGTGGGGCATTGGCGCACCCGTCACGTTGCAGAAGGCACTTAAAGAGCTTGAGCGCAGGGGCTGGATCATCCAGACGCGAACCAGCATTTTCTCCCGCCACGGGGCCAAGTGCGCCCTCTATGCGCTGTCCTGGCTTCCTATCGATGAGTGCCCTGGGAAAGACCTGGAAGTAGGGCCGACCAAGGCACCACCCACGCCACTTCCCCGGCTCATCAATTCGATTTCTTCCTGTTCAGAAAGTGAACATGTACCGGTTCAGAAAGTGAACACGTAGAAAATAGCATTCGTCCAGTTCGATCCGGGTCCGTGTCGCGCATCCTGCTACGTGTTCAGAAAGTGAACCATTATTGCAATTCTACGTGTTCAGAAAGTGAACACCCTTTTAGATATATACCACCACCACCCATCAAAACCATGGAATCGCATCCCAAGTTCGCCCCCTCTGCCCCTGCCGCCTTGGGCCCGCTGCCCCACCGATGGTGGATGGGTTGCTCAGTTCTGAGCCACCCCTTCGCCGTTCAAATGCGGGTGGTCGGGCTTGATGCTGGATCGTCCGTCCTCAGATTAAGGTCCGATAATCGGACTTCCCCGGGATGGTGGAGCGCCATCCTGGAAAACCGGCAAATCGACGGTTTTGGATCTCCTGCAATGCAGGAAAACTCCCGGTATCTCGTCCAGGCAAAAGGACGCAAAACGTTGTTTTGACTGCGGACGAATTTCGTTGGAACAACCAGCCGTACGCCAGGCGTACGGCCCGCGCCCAAATCCCCCTGATTCGGGGTATTACGAAACTTTCGTAGTGAACATGCCCTGAATTTTCAGGAGATGATCGAGCGACCGTGCCCGCGATTTTGAGGAGACGGTCAGGCACAGCAGATGGCGGGGCGTCCGCGGCATGTCCACTTCGGATGCGGACAGGTCACATACCTGAACACGTTTCAGGGGCATTGCCGGAGCACTGCCTAGGCCATGCCTCTGGCATTAACGTTGGAGCAACGTTGGCTAACGGTGGACTAACGTTGATCGCGTTACCGGCGAGGTGGCCCAGAACTGGACCATGAGCTGAAGTGAGACGATCCCTCCATGCCGGACCAATCGCCAGGGGATCGACGATGGATCGGTCACCGATACGGGCGCAAAAGCGTGCCCGTCGCATGTACCGGAGACTTTCCCGCCACATACTGGATAAGTTTCCGGCATGTCTTGGCAGGGTCTGCAATGATTTTGCACCCCCTCCGACCAGAGTCCGGAATTTTTCGGATACCTCCTGATCGGCGGAAAATTCCGCCGATCTCCAGCACCTCATTCGCCTGAATGAGATATACCGTTCGTCGGATATTTTTCGGAATAACTTCGCATCCGAATCAGACCAGACAAAACCAGACAGAGCCTCAACGAATGAAACAGTAAGCCTATGTTTTGACAAGGAAAACAGGCCTATGGTGGGTACTCGAAAACCCCATCCACAGGACTTTTCCCTGATGAAACTTCACGAACTGCGCGAGAAGCGCACCGCCGCCGTCGAAGGCATGAGAAAGCTGGTGGACACCGCTTCCGCTGCTGGCCGTGACCTGACCGCCGACGAATCCACCCAGTTTGAAACCTTCAAGACCGAAGAACGTTCGCTGGCCGACCAGATCACCCGCCATGAACACCTGGCCGATCTGGAGAAGCGCACCGCCGCTCCCGCCGCCACCGACACCCCTGAACACCTGGAGAAGCGCGTCAGCGTGATCCGCGTGCTGCGTGCGCAGATGGAAGGCCGCCAACTGGACGGCGCTGAACGCGAATACACCCAGGAAACCGAACGCCGCACCGGTCGCAAGGCTGAGGGCGCATTCGTGCCGTTCGCCGCCCTGGAGCGCCGCGCCAACACCACCGCGACCGCGCCCGAGCTGGTGGGCACCGACCACCGTGCTGACCTGTACATCGGCCCGCTGCGTGAGGCGTTGCTGGCGCGTTCGCTGGGCATCCGCACCCTGACCGGCCTGGTGGGCAATGTGAGTGTGCCCAAGTTCGGCAGCGGCTTGGAAACCGGTTGGGTTACTGAGGGCCAGGCCGTGCCCGAGGGCCAAATGTCGTTCGACGGTGTGACCCTGACGCCGAAGCATGTGGGCGGCAAGACCGAAATGTCGCGCCAGCTCCTGCAGCAATCGTCGCCAGGCATCGAGCAACTGGTACGCGAAGACCTGTCGTTCCTGATCGCCCGCCAGATCGACCGCGCCATCATCAACGGCAGCGGCGCTGCTGGTGAACCGCTGGGCGTACTGAACACCACCGGCATCCAGACCGCCGACATGCCCGCCACCTGGGCCGAGGTGCTGGCGCTGCTGGAAAAACTGGATGACGTGAACATCACCAACGCCCGCTGGCTGACCACCGCCGCGATCCGCACCATCCTGGGCAGCACCGAGAAGGTGGCCGGGTCTGGCAGTGGCTTCCTGTACGACAACGGCACCCTGGCCAACCTGGCGCTGGCGGCATCAAAGAACGTCCCGGCTGGCAAGCTGATCTTGGGCGACTGGAGCCAGGTCATGCTGGGCGTCTGGTCCGAAGTGGACATTCTGGTGAACCCATACGCCGAACCGGCCTATAGCCGTGGCGGTGTGCAGGTCCGTGCGATGGCCACCGTCGATACTGCTGTACGCCATCCCGAAGGCTTCGTAGTAGCGAGCGCACCGTGATGGAACGCCGAGCAGCCGCAAGCCTGGAACGGAAAGGCCGGACGCTGTTCGGCTATGCCGCCCGTTTCGGTGATGCAACCCCCATCGGGGGCTTTACCGAGATCATCCTTCCGGGGGCTTTCAAGCGCTCCCTTGCAGGTCCAGCCGCCGCCAGCATCCGCGCCGTTTACGAGCACGACGATGCAGCCCTATTGGGCCGTGTCGGAGCTGGCACCCTGCGCCTTTCCGAGGATGACGTGGGCCTGGCCTTCGAGCTGGACCTACCCGACACCAGCCTGGGCCGCGACCTTTCCGAGCTGGTGAAGCGCGGCGACGTGGCCGGGTGCTCGTTTGGCTTCGTGCCGGTGGGCGAGAAGTGGGACGGCGAGGTGCGCAGCCTGCAGGACGTGGACCTGCACGAAATCACTATCACCGCGAACCCGGCCTACCCGACCACCACCGTATCGGTGCGCAGTCGCAAGCCGATGCTGGCGCTGGCCAACGCCCGTCGATACCTTGAGTTCCTGGAGTGCATCCGGTGAGAAAGCTGCTGAGCCTGTTCACGCGCTCCAATAACACCCCGGCCTATGATCGGTACTTCGACCAGTTCAGCCAGGCCGGTAACTCGGCAGGGGTCAACATCACGGTACAGACCGCCGAGTCGATCAGTGCCGTGTACGCGGCTGTCGCTGCCATCAGCGAGAGCGTAGGCAGCTTGCCCCTGGACGTGTACCGCCGCACCGATGACGGACGCGACAAGGCCCGCACACATCCCCTGTACGCGCTGCTGCACGACGCCCCGAACGAGTGGCAGACCGCCCTGGAATTCCGCGAGCAACTGCAACGCCACATCCTGCTGCGCGGCAATGCCTATGCCCGCATCCGCTGGAGTGGCGCAGGCCGTGTGCAGGCGCTTGAGCCGGTCAACCCGGACAGCGTGTCGATCATGCGCAGTTCGGCCAGCGAGCGCCTGGTGTACGAGTACACCGACCGCCACGGCAAGCTGCAGCGACTGACCGCCGACGAGATGTTGCACATCCGCTACCACACCGAAGATGGTGTGCTCGGGCGCAGCCCTATTCAGGTGGCCAGGGATACCCTGGGGCTGGCGCTGGCCGAACGTACCCACGGCGCCAAGATGTTCGAGCAAGGCACCAAGCTGTCGGGCGTGATAGAGACAGCACCCGGCACCACCAAAGAGCAGGCCGCGCAGATTCGTGAGAGCTGGGCCGCTGGCCAGGCTGGCGTGAACAACCACGGCAAGACCCCGGTGCTGCCCCAGGGCGCGAAGTACAGCGCGGTATCCATGACGCTGGAGGATGCCGAGTGGATCGAGGCTCGGCGCCTGTCGGTCGAGGAAGTGGCTCGGCTGTTCCGTGTACCGCCTGTGCTGATCGGTGATCTGCGCGAGGCCAACTACTCCAACGCTGTGGAGCTGGGCCGGTACTTCGTCACCCACACCCTGCGCCGCCACCTGGTCGCGTGGGAACAGGCCATCAACCGCACCCTACTGGGCAGCGGCTTCTTTGCTGAGCACAACGTGGAGGGCTTGCTGCGCGGTGATAGTCTCACTCGTGCGCAGTTCTATCAGCGCGGTGTCGAGGACGGATGGCTGCTGCGATCCGAAGTACGCCGCATGGAAAACCTACCCACCGTAGAAGGTATTGATGATGAGCAAGAAACCAAGGCTCCAGATGATAAAGCCCCGGGTGCGGGTGCTGGGAACCCACCTGGAGGAAAAGCAGCGCCAGGCGAAGGAGAAGAAGCGTGAGCAGGTACAAGCCCAAGACGAGGGTGATACCTCTCGGTAGTGCTGCATGGCAGCGCCTGCGTGCCCAGGTGCTGGCCGAGGAACCACTGTGCCGCGATTGTGCGGCCCGTGGCCTGGTCACACCTGCTACTGACGTGGACCACATGGACAACAACGGCGACAACAACGCACGCACCAACCTGGCGCCCCTATGCCACTCGTGTCACTCGATCAAGACAGCCGAGGACATGGGCAAGCGCACCACGCGGGGCTGCGACGTGAACGGCATCCCGCTCGATCCGAACCACCACTGGAACAGGTCCAAAAGATCACCAGGAACCGCGCTCAGCTAGACCGCCCCCTCCCTGCTCTTTCTTCGCTAACTGCCCAAAAACATGAAGACCACGCCCCGCCGCCCCCGATCTGACAGCGCCAAGGCCGCCGTAGCTGCGAGCCAGGCCGTCGCTGTCGGCCCAATTCAGCCACCGCCGCACATTCGCGTGCGCGATGCCGATAGGCCGTTCTGGGATGCCATTGTGACCGCTCGCCCACGGGACACCTGGACCGACGCGGACCTGGTGCTGGCGGCAAACCTGGCGCGGGCCTATGCCGATATCGAAGCGCTGCAAGACAGCATCGACCGTGACGGCATGCTGGTCGAGGGGAAGGTGAACCCGGCCTGTGAGCTGCTGGACAAGATGACGCGCCGCTCCCTGGCCATCGGGCGCCAGCTCATGGTGGCCACCATCGCCACGGTGGGCAAAGCCCAGGATATCCACAAGGGCGCCGCGCTCGAGCGTGAGGCCCGGCAGCATGTGGATGACGACCTGATCCCGACCCTGAGTACACTGCAATGACCCGCGCCGAAAAGATCATCGCGTTTATCGAGCGCTACTGTGTGACGCCCGAGGGCGCGGACGTAGGCAAGCCGCTGTGCCTGGCTGAGTTCCAGCGCCAGTTCATCCGAGACGTATACGACAACTCGGCGAGTACTCGTCGAGCCATCCTCAGCGTGGCCAGGAAGAACGGCAAGTCCGGCCTGATCGCGGGCCTACTGCTGGCGCACCTGGTCGGCCCCGAGGCGAAGCAAAACAGCCAGCTTGTGTCGGGAGCCATGAGCCGCGACCAAGCCGCCCTGGTGTTCAACCTGGCCGCCAAGATGGTGCAGCTATCGCCTGCCCTGTCGAAGATCGTCCGCATCGTGCCCAGCGGCAAGCGGCTGCTGGGGCTGAACCTGAACACCGAGTTCCGCGCCCTGGCCGCCGATGGCAAGACCGCGCATGGCCTTTCCCCGGTGCTGGCTATCCTGGACGAGATTGGCCAGATTCGCGGCCCGCAATCCGACTTCGTGGACGCGATCACCACCAGCCAGGGCGCCCACGCGGCACCGCTGCTGATCGCCATCAGTACCCAGGCAGCCAACGACGCCGACCTGCTGAGCCAGTGGATTGACGACGCCCTGCGCAGCAATGACCCCAAGATCGTGTGCCGCCTATACGCGGCGCCAGCGGGCTGCGACCTGATGGACGAAGACGGCTGGCGAGCGGCCAACCCGGCCCTGGGCATCTTCCGGTCGGAGACAGACCTGCGGGAGCAGATGCAGCAAGCCGAGCGCATGCCGAGCATGAGCAACACCGCCCGCAACCTGCTGCTTAACCAGCGCGTGAGCCTCGACAGCCCATTCATCAGCCCCGATGTGTGGATGGCCTGCGACACCGCACCTGACCCGTTCGAGGGCCTGGTCTATGCGGGCCTCGATCTGTCGGCCCGAACCGACCTGACGGCGCTGGTGCTGATCGGCAAGGTGGATGGCGTGTGGCAGGTCCGCCCTTACTTCTGGACGCCTGAGCAAGGCCTGTTCGACCGAGCACAGAAGGACCGCGCCCCATATGACATGTGGGTGCGCCAGGGGTACATCCGCACCACGCCAGGCGCCACGGTTGACCTGGAAGCGGTGGTCCTGGACATGGCCGAGATACTGAGCGACTGCGAGGTGGCGGCGATTGCCTATGACCGCTGGCGCATCGACGTGCTCAAGAAGGAACTGGAACGCCTAGGCCTGGAGCTGCCGCTGGTGCCACACGGGCAAGGTTTCCGCGACATGGCGCCAGCCCTCGACGCCCTGGAGGCTGAGCTGCTGAATGGCCGTATCGCCCACGGTGGCCACCCCGTACTAACCCTGTGCGCCGCCAATGCTGTGGCGGTGAAAGACCCCAGCGGCAACCGCAAGCTGGACAAGTCCCGCCGCACCGGCCGCATCGATGGTCTTCAAGCCCTCGCAATGGCCTTTGGCGCATCACTGACCGCCGAGGCCCCCGTAGATACCGACACTGAGGTTTATTTCGTATGAGCGCCGTCACCCTGGATGACGTGAAGATCCACCTGCGCCTCGACCATGACGATGAGGACAGCTATCTGACCGGACTGGTAAAAGCCGCAGAGGGGCATGTCAGCGTGTTTCTCGGTGACGACCTGCCCGACCCCATGCCTTCCCCAGTAAAGGCCGCAGTGCTGCTTCTGGTGGGCGATCTGTACGAGAATCGCGAGCGGATGACCGACAGAGACCTGAGCGAGGTACCCACCTATGCCATGCTGCTGGCTCCATACCGATCGTTGAGGGTGCTGTGATGCGTGCCGGCAGGCTGCGCCACCCTCTCACCATCGAACGCATGGAGCGCATCCGAGATGAGATTGGGGGCTACATTGAGAAATGGGTTCCGGTTGGTCGTGAGTGGGCCAGCGTCGAAGGCATCAATGGCCGGGAGTTCATCGCCGCCAATGCTCAGCAGTCGGAAACTACCTGGCGCATCACCCTGCGCTATCGGGCCGACCTGGTGGCGAAGTGGAGGCTGCGCAGCGGTAACACCGTGTTCAGCATTGAGGCTGTACTCCCCGATAACGGACGCCGCCAACTCGTGCTGATGTGCAAGTCCGGGGTTCTAAAGTAG